TTTTATTAAAAATGGGGGGCGATGAAACCCCCCAATAATTATGCTAAGATAAACTTAACGATCTCGTCTGGGAACGCTACGTTTACACCCATTTTGAACTCAGATACAAAACGAACTTGATCAGCTTCTTTTGCGTAGAAGATTTCAAATTTTTCCTCTTCGTTCAACAAATCTGTTCCTAAGAACAAGTTAGATACACGCATTGCATATACTTTGTTTGTTCCGTTTAAACCTTGTAAAGCAATTACTTTAATAGGTGTTCCTGGTAATACAAACTCGCTATCAGCTTTCACATCAATTGAATAATGGAATTGATTTGCGTTCTTTAATGCAATAGTGTAAGTTCTAAATACGTCTTGACCACAGAAAATAGTCATATCGTCAGCAGCTACAACTTGTGCAGGGATTGCTTGATATACACCATCAAAAATGCTGATTACATTACCAGCAGTAATTGTGCTTAAAGGCGCACCACTGATAAAAGTAGAAGCGTTAGCAGCTACAACACCTGTTGCAGCTCCGATTAACTTAACAAGCCCGTCAAATTTAGATAGATTCGCATTGCCAGATGTTGTATCGCCCTGCCATAACGCAGTTTCTAATTGAGCAGCAATAGTCTTAGCTTTCTTCTCAGCAAACTCTTGCTCAAAAGGAATAGAATCATACATAGATCCTGTTGGTAATGCCTTTTGTAAGTACTTAGCTTCTAAGTCTTTAGGACATAAAGATTCGTTTACTTTAATTTTACCAACTGTTACTGTTCTTTGAGTAAAAGTTGTTGAACCAGATGCAGTAAAACCGCAAGATCCACCTGCTTGGAAGATCGCGTCTGTGTCCATAATGTTGATTGTTTCAGCAGACTTTACGCCTACCATAACGTTACCTGCGCTTTTAATTAAAGCAGCAGTCTTTGCACCTAATACAGAATCAGTTACCAATAAGGCTTCGTTTTGCTCTGTGTAAGCGGCTAATGTTGATACGTCAAATGCCATTGTTATTAATTTTTATTTGTTTAAAATTGCGTTTCTATATTTTTCTAATCTTTGTTCTTTAATGCCTTTTGTATTTACAAACTCATTAAAGCTATTTGGTTTCTTAATAGGATCTTCGCTTGGCGTATTTGAAAGTGCTTCGATTAATTCAGCTACTTGTGCAAACCCTTGCTTAACCTTATTTTCTAAATCCAAAACTTTTGCGTCAGATACATTCTTAGCTTCAGTCAATTCAGCAATCATTGCCTCAAATTGTTCTGCCATTTCTTGCATCTTCTTATCTTTGTAATCTGCTCCTGCTTCAACTTCTGTATCCACCTCTGGACTTGCTTCTACTACTTTAACTTCGATTGCGGTAATTTTTCCGTTCTCATCTAAAGTAATTTCAGTTCCGTCCATTAATTCGTGATCCCCTGTTGGTGCCGGTTGACCTTCAATAGTTACTAATCCGCCAACCTCTAAAGCTGAAATTTCAACCTTAGTTCCGTCCATTAAAGAATATTCTGCCATTTCAACCTTAGTTTCCTCAACCTTAGTCATATCGGCTTCATCTTCTTTAACAGGCGCAGCGTTGTCCTCAAACAAAGCCTTAATTTTTAAAATTGCTTCCTGTGCGTTCATACTTTTTTTATTATATAGTTAAAAAATAAATAGTTTATCACTTAACCTGTGATAATATTTTTTTGATTGCATCAACCATAGACGCAACCTTGTTTACTTCCTTCGGTTTGTAGGTAAATAACCCCTCTACGCTGAATCCCATTATTTGTCCGCTTTTAACCTTAGCCCAAGCCTCGTCATTATCCACTATCATAGATCCAAACCAACTGCCAACAGGCGCATCCTCAAAGCCTTTCATTGGCATAATGCCACGCGAAGGATCAGATATAAAACTTTCAAATAAGGTAACCCCCTCAAATTGCGCGCTTGAATCGTGCATTAAATTCACATTGCTCTGGAAGCCTTTTTTAAAAAACTTCTGAACAATTTTAAGAATAGTGTCTGAACTAAAAGCCACATAGTAATCGCCATAAGTAGCATCACTCCTAAAAATAGGCGTATCAGCCAACATAATAGCACCGGAAATAATACGGCGATCTTCATTTGTTACCTCAAATTTTTGGGTTTTATTAAATGCGTTCCAATTCTTTTGTATTGCAGGACGATCAACTAATGCAATGAAATCAACTTGTGAATCATCTTCTATGCTATCCGTAATGTCCAACATATAAATAGGTATCTCTGTATTCATATCTTTAAATAGTTTATTTGTGAATATTTATCGTTTAACTAAATCTTGCCCTTTGTTTAATGGCTGCCATTCTTTGTTGGTTGCCTGTTACATCTGTCTCAATAACGTATGCTCTGACTGCTTGATTACCTAAATCATTAATTGATTGTTGATTTAATTGTGTCATTTGCGCGGTTGGTAATTGTGGTAGTAATGGTGCGATACTTGATATTGATGGAATTGAACCGCCCGCACCACCGCTTGATCCTGGTACTTGTACTGAAGTGATAGCCTTAACAGTCTTAACACCTGTTGCAATAATTGTAGCAACATTCGCTATTTTTGCAATAACATCAAAAGGCGATGGTAAAGTTGACTTTTGTTTTAACGCTTCACTTGCACCCTGAAATGTATTTATAGTAGCGGTTGCGATACCAAATGCTTTTCCTGCAACAGTATCTTTACCAACAAAATCAGTAAGCTGCCCCATTAATCTAATTGTTTCCTGTACTTGCGCTTGTTTCTCTGCTTTTTTACTTGATGTTATTGCCTTATCAATTTCTTGTTCTTGCTTTGCATATTTAGCAATAATTTCTAATCTTTCTTTTTCAGTAAGGTTTAAATTTGATAATTCTTTTAACTTTTGTTCTGCAATAAGTGCTTCTTTATTAGCAAGTCTTTGTTGGTCATCTGCAAAATCATTATCTTCTAATTCGTTTAAATAATCATAATCATTAATTTGATTCTGTATATTTTGAAACTCTAATTCTCTTTTTTTGGTAGCCCTTTCCTCATCAAGTTCCATTAACCTTTGTTGCAGTTGCGTATCAAAATCTTCATACGCTTGTGCATCTGCTTCTGCTCTTTCAAGTCTTGCTTTTTCATCTGCTTCCTCTTTTTTCCTTGCAGCTGCCGCATCATCAGCTATCTTTTGTTTTCTTTTATCTTCTTGCAAATCTAATACTTGCAACTCTGTATTTAAATCTGCTCTGGCTTGTAATTCCTCTTGTGTTGAACCTTTTATTAATTTAATTTGATTATTAATTCTTTGCTTTTTTTGCTCATATATTTCATCTTCTTTTCCACCTTGTGCTTCTAAAATCTTAATTTGATTATCTATTGCCTTATTAGAAGTTTCTAAACCTAATTTAAAATCATTTTGCGCCCTTGATGCGGCACTTGTAATACCAACAAAGTCAGTTATTCCCTGAACGATATTTTTAATTTGATTGCCAAACTCAATCAAGCCAGGAAATAAATTAGTTAAAGTTTCTTTTACTTTCTCAAAGTTTGCTATTATTAAACCTAATCCAACGGCTAATGCTCCAACCCCTGTTGCTATAATTGCACCTCTTAATGTACTAAATGCAGTAACAACCTGTGTCCTTATAACTGTTCCTAAATTCTTGAATGAATCAATACTATTTCCAACGGCTTCTAATCCTTGAGACAAAGCCATTGCCGATTGAACCTTAACTAAAGTCTTTTGTAAGTCTTCCGATTCAGCACCAAATAAACCCATAGCCCCTTGAACGGCTGCAAATCCACCGGCAACCCCCGCTAAAGACGAAGTCAATGCTTTGAATTTTTGATCTGGATTAAACGCATCCGTTAATGCCCTTGCATCACCAATCCTATCTCTTAATTCTGCTGCTTTCTTTGCTGCGTTTACTGCCTCGATAGATGTAGCACCAAACTTATCTGATAATTTAACGACATCAGCCTGTGCTTCCCTTAATTGTGTTTTAAGTGATCCAATGGATTTACCTGCCTGATCCGTATTGACATTTATGTTTAAATCTAAATTCTGTGCCATTTTAAAAATATTTTGTTTCAATAACCTTTAATAAACTAATTTTCGTTGTCTTGTATTCCATTGGGTTAAACCCGTCTACTTTATTCAGCCTGAATAATATTCCATCAATCCAATAAAACTTACTAAAATCTAAGTTCATAATATCAACAGTATCTAATAAAGCAGAACAAGTTAATAGCTTTGAATCTTTACTTGTTATTTCCGCAATGTATTCACTATGATATGCATTAAATAAATTTGTTGATGGTAGTGAGCCATTAAATTGTATTTCATTTGCAGCACCAAAGTTAATATCGTTTGTAGGCGTAAATGGATCGTTTAAATGCCCTCCATAACCATAAGTAGTTAATGATTCAATAAGTGATGCATTGTTTAATAAATTCCAACTTGTTCTACCTGTTATTTTTTTAGCTTGCATTATCCTTATAACACTATCCATTGAATTTTCTTTTGTGTTATTATCCGATACCTTATAAATAGCTGGATATATTTTATCCGTGCCTGTTTTTTGGTATAATACACTCGGCGCAAATATTACACTTAGGCTTTCAGTTTCTTTGCTAAAATCAAATTCAGTATCAAAAATCCTATCCCCATAACTTTCGTTGTATTTATTTTTATAGTTCTCATTGTAAAAATCGTTATCCTCTTTGAACTTATAATGAAAATATCTTGCGTTTAATTCACTCATTGGCTTAATACTCAAAGGCTTAGCCCTGTCTATTTTATTTGACCAATCTATTGCGTTTGCGCTTGTATCAGGATAAAAGTTTATGTAAGGTTTTATCATTATCTTTTTTTCATCCCAAGTATCTTCATAGACATACAAATTAAACATCTTTGTAATGCTTAAAAAAAAGTCTCTTTGAAATATACCTTTAGGGATTGAATCTGCAATAATTATATCATCCCCATAATTTACAAGAACAGGCACAATAGAATCAGAGAAAAAAGATACTTCCCCCTCTGTTATTGTAACCGGCGGATCAGTTTTATTTGATGCCGCATTGGTAAATCTAAAACTAATTGCATCATTAGCATTCATAGATATTGTAAACTCCCCAATTACTTCAAAACTTCCGCTAAAAAATTCTGAATAAACACTAATTCCATTTTTTAAAATGAAAAAAATACCATCAGTTGAATCCCCTAAAAATGAATAGTTTATTTTTAAATTTATAGTTGTAGTTCCCGTATAAGTAAAAACTCTATTGCCTGAACTTGGAACTAATCCAGATCCTGTTACTGTTGTAAATGGATATAAAGCCGTGCCTAAAACTTCAAGGCTTGTTGTCCTTGTGGCAACAGGAAAATTGCTTGTTGTTTTAGTAAAACTTTTTTGATTCTGTGGGATTATAAGTCTATTAAATAAATTTTGATCCCCTTCTAAAAGTTCTAATGAATAAGTATAATCAGTACCTGCAAATATTTTTTCTATATATTCAGCAACATATAAAGCCGGTCTGTATGCTTCAACTTCAAAATTTACTTTGTCTGTGCTTACATTTCCGTAATCAATCAATGGATAAAAATAACCTGATCCTGCGATAGTATCCCAACTTGCTTTAATGTTAGTTACATTATAAACGTGATCGTATTCGCTGAAATCTAAGTCTGTCAATCTTTTATTTCCTAATGTAGTTATAAATCCGCCTAACTCCCCAAATACAGAGCATTGATATTCAATCGTTTTATCATCAATTACAATCTCTAATATCCTTAATGTTCCTTTAAATATTTGGATCTTATCAATAAATATTTTACAATTAGCTTGTTTTGAAGCGTTAAAATTGTAATTAACATTCGGTAAACTATTATCCGTATCATTTGCATTACCTAAATCAAATATGAAGCCAAATATTTTATTGTTTGTAGCAGTACCCGTTATGGATATTGTTTTACTATATGAAGTGTTTTTACTACCGAAGTCGGTAATATCATCAATCGTATATGTAAACTCGGTACTAATATCCTGTACTAAATCAAGTCTATAATCTTCAATGTATATTTCTGTACTAATCATTATCTAAATTGACTATTTGTATATTTGCCTATTTCAATTCCAATCTCAAAATTAAATAGCTTATCGCTTACCTCTAATTTATATTCGTAGTTTGTATCTGCTATTGTTACAGGGAAATAAGCACCTTGCACCTCAATATAACAAATACTACTCGCTACTAATTGCGCAAGCCATTCGTAATCCTGTTGACTAACCCAATCGCTTATTAGTTTGTACTTATCTGTATGCTGAATTGCATAGTTTAAAGTAGTTTCATTGTACTTATTATAAGCATCACTGTTAGACATTTGATTGCCTGATAGCTGCCAATCATTGCGCCTGTATGACGCCCTTTTAAACTCGCTTGATCTTTTATTGACCAATGCAAATTTCATAGTATCCCAACCGCCTAATCTATTCAGGAAGTGTAAATTGTATTGTTTAAACTTAGGATAGCACTTTTGTACAAACTTTAACTTCCTTGATTCAGCCACCCCTAATTTTAAATAAACATTGTATCCGTATGTGTTCTCTGTTATAATTGTTGATCCTGCAAATGTATTGATATGCGCTGCTTGTAGGTTAAATAGATTCATTTCCCCTGATAGCGTTACGCTTCCGCTTGCCGTATTAATAACTGCACCGCTTTCGTTAATTACATCTACAACCGCACTATAAGATCCCGCAGTTATTTTTAAATAGGTTGCAAAAAAGTTATCGCCATATTCTAAAACAATATTATCGGTATCCCTTTCTGTAAGCCAATCATCTGTAAAATTTTCTATTAGTAGATTATCATAATAGTTAGATAGTACCAAAGGCGTGTTATTGTTTACAAATAGAATGTCCGCAAATAAAGGCGGATAGTAATTGTATGCACTTAAATTCCCTGATGCTAAATTATAATTATTTACCTGTTCACCTGAAGCGTTGTAATATGCTTCGCCTACCCTGTATTGATAATCAACTTTAATCTTATTATTTGTAGAAACAAGGATTGAACTTCCAGAAGGCTCAAAGTAGTTTTCTACATATGCCCTTACCACAGGACTTGAATTGTAAATACCATAGCTACCCTCTGCGCTTGGTGCCGGATATATCTTTGTTCTGCTAACCTGTGCGCCATCTATGAATATATCATAAATAAACTTAAATGAAGTTTCGCCTATATTTGTAGAACTCGCTACAAACCAAAGGTCATCGTGCATACTGCTATAAGTTGCAGGACTACTTTCTATTGTTATTGCCATCTTTTATTTCGTTTGCTATTTGTGTAATTTTTATTTCAACATCAAATCCTAATGCTGCGTTCATAATCTTTTGAAAATCTGATCCAAATACGCTATCCCTTGCTTTATCAAAATACCTGGTTGATCTTAAACCCTTCGTGTGTATTGACCTACCTATTGCCGCCGCTAAACTTTTTTTGCTGTCAATCGCTTTTAATTCTACCCCAAGTTTGCTATATTTTTTTACTGCAACTGTTTTTAGTTTATTGTATTTAAGCCATCCCTCTACAACCGATACAGGTATTGACTTTTTACTGCTCTTAAAAGCGTATGGCGTTTTGCCGTCTGCCTTTATGTTTTTAGTTCCCTTTACACCCTGATTGACAAAATCCCAATATTTAGATGCAGGCTCATTCTTAGGGTAACCCATTGACAAAGTATAAGTAGTTCCAAACTTAGTAACTTCAAAAGCTATGTCCTCTATTTTACCAGAAGCGATTGATTTGTTTGCGTTCAAATTATCAACAGCCTGTTGCTTAAATTCTGCGCCATATTTAAAAAGCAATGCTTCAATAACAGGCATTTCATCATTAATAGTTCTTTGTTCCCCATATAAGGATGTAAAATTATCTGCTATCGCCTTTGCCTGTGCTTGACTAATACTCATAACAATAAATAGATAAACGGCTTAAATATACCGCACAAAAAACCCCCACCATATTGGCAGGGGTAAACCACAAATCTACAACTGTCTAT